GGAGAATAAAACAACAATAAAAAGGAACAAGTAACATGAACCAAGTAACAACAAAAAAAGAAGGAGCATTAGCAACATTTGATATGGAAGCTGATGCAAACCAAGGGGCTCAAAATATATCGCAAGAAGATCTTGCGTTACCTTTCTTAAAAATTTTGGGTCAACTATCTCCGGAAGTAAATAAAAGAGATGGTAAATATGTCGAGGGCGCAGAACCTGGCAAGATAATAAACACTGTCACTAATCAATTGTATGACACAATCAATGTTGTACCTTGTCATTATAAAAGACAATACATTGAATGGGCAGACAGAGGCACTAGTACAGGTGCACCTGTGGCTATTCATGAGGCAGATAGTGATATTATAAGTCAAACAACTAGAGGTAAAGATTATAAAGATAGATTACCAAACGGTAACTATCTTGATAATACCGCTAATCACTTTGTGCTTATAGTTGGTGACAATCCAGAAACTGCATTGATTTCTATGAAATCTACACAATTAAAAGTAAGTAGAAAATGGAACTCAATGATGATGGGTATTAAAATGCAAGGTAAAAATGGTTTGTTTACGCCGCCTACTTATAGCCACATTTACAAACTATCAACCGTTCAGATGTCTAATGACAAAGGAACATGGTTTGGATGGGACGTATCAAAGGTTGGACCTATTGAAGATAAAAGTATCTACGAAATGGCAAAAAGTTTTGCCGTTAGTGTAGGTAAAGGTGAGGTAGAGGCCAAACATAGTAACGAAGAAACCACAAAAAAATCTTCTAACTACTAAACATATCCTAGGTGGTGGGCGTCTAAGCGAGAGTGGAAACGCCCACTTATAATGTATGATAGAAGATAGAATAGAAAGTTTTAGAGAAATATTTCAGGGTTTAGACCGAGCGCATGGTGTCACCATAGTTGGTGAGTCTAATGGTAATGGCACTAAGATAAAAGGTAAATCTTTTGTAAAAAGAGAACCGGTTACATCAGAGCTATGGTTAAAACATCTACAAGGCAAAGAAAGTTTAGGAGTCATACCAATTAATGATGACAACAAATGTAAATGGGGTTGTATAGATATAGACTCTTACGCAGGTTTTGATCACAAAAAATTAATAGATCAAATAAAAATATTAAAATTACCTTTAGTTGTTTGTAGATCTAAATCAGGAGGTGCTCACGTATTTTTATTTACTGTTGATTATGTATCTGCAAAAATAATGCAGGATAAATTAAATGAAATGAGATCTGTGTTAGGCTATGGAGGATCAGAAGTTTTTCCAAAACAAACAGAATTAAAATCGAAAGATGATACAGGAAATTTTTTAAATTTACCATATTTTAATGGTGATGATACAACAAGATATGCCTTTAATGATTTAGGTGAAGCTGTTAATCTAAAAGGTTTTTATGATTTATATAATATTAAAAAAATAACTTCAGATTTAGTAGAAAGCATAGAGGTTAAAAGACCAGAAACTCCATACTCTGATGGACCACCATGTATAGAGTTGATGGCTCAAAATAAAGTTAAAGAAGGTGGCAGAGACAATGGGTTGTTTCACTATGCTGTGTATGCAAAAAATAAATGGCCTACGAGTTGGAAAGGTAAGGTTCAAGTATTTAATGAATCTTTTATGGAGCCACCATTAGATGATGCATCTGTAGAAAGGATAAAGAACCAGCACAATAAAAAAGAATGGGGATATAAATGCAATGATCAACCAATGTGTAGTTTGTGCGATAAAAAATTATGTAGAACAAGAAAGTTTGGTATAGGTGAGGAGATAACTTTTCCTAACCTTACAGATTTACAAATTGTAAATTTAGAAGATCCTTACTATTACATGAACGTAGATGGAGAAAGATTGTATTTAGATTCCGCAAAACATTTAACTAATCAAAGTTTGTTTCAAGAGGAGTGTGTGAAACAATTAAGATTTAATCCTAAAACTTTAAAAACAGATGAGTGGAAACAAAGAACAAATTTACTTTTAGAAAACGCAGAGATAACAGAACCTGCAGAGGGCACAAGCACAAAAGATTTATTAAGAAATTATTTAGAAGACTATTGTTTAAATAGAATACAAAAAGATAAAATAGATGAAATAAAAACAGGTGGTACTTTTACGGACGATGGTTTTCATTATTTTGTTTTTGATAATTTTTACAATAAGTTTTTACTAAGAAATCATTGGAAAATTCCATATCAAAGAACATCACAAATGTTACGAGATAATTTAAATTGTAGCACTAAAAGAGTTACTAAGGCAAAAATATCTGTGTTCGTAGTTCCACAATTTGACAAAAAGGATGATAATTACAAATCAAAAAGCTACGTTAAAAAACATAATTACTGATGATAAATATAATTTTTGGACCACCTGGAACTGGAAAGACTTGGACACTATTAGATAAACTAGAAGAGTTTATAAAAGATGGTGTGGACATAAATAAGATAGGATTTTTTACTTTCTCTAAGAATGCTACCAAAGAAGTTCATGACAGGATGTATAAAAATTGTGGATTTGACAAAGATAGTTTACCACATTTTAGAACTCTGCATTCTCTTGGTTTTACACAGCTAGGTTATTCAAAAGAAAAAGTTATGAAAAGCGAGCACTATAAAGAAATAGGTGAGGCATGTGGTATTGAGATGAGTTATGCAACATGGGATGATGACAACGGAGGTGTCTTTACATCGGACAGTCCTTATTTAAGTTTAATAGAATTAGCCAGGGCAAAGAACATAAGTGTGCAAGAGCAATATAATTTAGGTGAGCACAAAGATGATTTAGATAGGACAACTTTAGAAAGAGTCGCTAAAGAAATAAATAATTACAAAAGAGATCGACAGGGCATGGTAGATTTTAATGACATGATAAATGAGTTTGAAAAATCGGACATGTGTCCAAAATTAAAAGTGGCTTTTGTAGATGAGGCTCAAGACTTATCTGTAATGCAGTGGAAAGTGGTGGATAAAATAAAAAAGAATTGTGAAATACTTTTTGTTGCTGGTGATGACGATCAATGTATTTATAAATGGAGAGGAGCAAACGTAACTTGTTTTTTAAATTTAGATGGCACAAGAGAAGTTTTAAAAAAATCTTACAGAGTTCCTAAAAAAATATTTAATCTAGCAAATAAAATTATAACTAGAATTCCAAAGTCGAATAGAGTTCAAAAACAATGGACACCTAATTCTGAGGAGGGATTTATTCAATCGCACTACGGAATAGAAGAGATAGATTTATCGCAAGGAGAATGGTTAATACTGGGTGCGGATAGATGGAAATTAGATGCATTTGAAACATATTTAAAAGAGAATAATATTTTTCATGAAAGGGCAAAAAGAAGTAATCCAATAAAGGATAAGTATGAGGCTATTGATTTGTACGAAAATAAATTAAAGAAAGGACAACTATTATCTTTTGATGAGTGCTATAGCATCAAGAAAAAAATGTTAAAGCAACAATGGGATAACAAAATGTTTAAAGCATTAGCAAAAAATAAAATGTATTCAATGTCTGACCTAAGAGAAAAATATGGTTTAAACACAGAAGAACCCTGGCAGGTTGCCTTTACAAGAATGGGTCAGACAGATACAGAAAAAATAGATGATCTTTTAAGAAGAGGTGAGAATTTAAAAAATGGAGCTAGAATAAAATTAGCAACAATACATGGGGTAAAGGGAAACGAATGTGATAATGTTGTGTTGCCTTTATCTCTAACAGCCACTGCGCAAGAGGCATACGAAAAAAATCCAGATGACACACATCGTTTGATGTACGTGGGATCAACGAGAAGTAAAAAAACATTACATTTAATATATCCAGAATCAAAAGGAGGTTATGAAATATGACAAACAAAAAAATATTTGACGATGCATTTCCACAAAGTCGCCAGGTAGGTGGGAAACATTATAAAGACATGGTCATTCAACCATATGAGTTTATTTCTAAAAATGATCTGTCTTTTTTTCAAGGCAACGTTATAAAATATGTATGCAGGTACAAGTTGAAAAATGGTGTACAAGACTTAGAAAAGATTATACACTACTGCGAGTTGGAAATAAAAAAATTGAAAGATACTAAATGATAAAAAAACCATTGTTCTCACCACAGGTG